TGGTGAGCAGAAGATGATAGGCTCGCCATATGCACGAGTAATACCCAACAAGTTATTAAATACTACAGGAGCCCAACCAGCAACAGTAATGTTGTTAGCTGCAGGAATCGAGTTAGTTAATGTACCAGCGTAGCTTGTGATACCGCCAAGTGAAAGAGCAACCATGTTGCTAATTACTTCTTTATATACGCCTTGCTCAAAGCCAGTGTTGATGATCTGAAGCAATTCAGCAAAATCTACAGAACCATTTAAGAACTCTTCGATTCCGATTTGTGCTGCGCCACCCCAAGATTGAGTTTCAACATTGATGATTTCCGAGCTCAATTTGAAAACTTCGTAAGCTCCACCAACAGCTGCACGAGTTACAAATGATTTACCACGAATAGCGGATTGACGACGCTTGAAGTAAGGCTTGTCACCATTAGCAAATTGCTTAATTTCAGCGAACTCTTTCAAGTTTTCAAAAACATTAACTGGTAATGTTAAATCTACTACTTCTTCCATCAATTCAAACAAGATATGCTTATTTTTACGGTATGAGGAGTAATCTCCAGCAAGTTCTTTAATTTCTGCGCGAAGAGCATCATTCAATTGCTCAAAGCTAAATTTACGATCTCCATATGAAAATGCGACAGATGCATTACGATCAGCCTTAGCGATTGTAGTCATCAAGTCTTTTAATTCTTGTGTGTTTAAAGACATTTATTTTTTCCTCCTTTATTATGTTTTATTATGCATTAGCCTTAACGCATTGTAATTTCAAAGCATTTTGTAGATCAGGAGTAGTTGTTTTGGAAACTACTTTGAATGCTACAGTTGCAGTAGTTGAAGTTGAAAGAACTAGTGAACCACCAGCATGTGGGTGAACAATTAATTGATCTCCAACAGCGTAGTCAGCAAATGAGCCAGTGCCTTCAGCAGCTACAAAGTTAGTAGTGATGATATCGCCAACTTGTACTTTGTATACTCTAGGATAAACAGTTGCAGTTGTAGTAGTTGTACCATTAGCAATAGTTACAGCTTCAGGGGAAAGACCAATGTTAACACCAGAAGTTCCACTTGCAATCATTGCGTAATCTTTTGGAGTTAAGAAATCAGCATATAAACGAATTTCGTTCATAACTAACATAGTTAAAGTGGAACCACCAACTGCTGGAGAGTCAACAGTACCTGTTGCATAGTTATAATCTAAGAACATTCCGTTTTGGATTGTATTTGAAGCAGTAGTTAAAGTTGTAGCGCCTACAGGCAACTGAGCATAGATTTGACCAGTGCGTTGAGCAGCTAAGTGATTCGGTTCTACTTGACCAAATCCATTTTTAGATAGTAAAGTAATAGCCATTATTAAATTTCCTCCTCGTGTGAAATTATATTATTTAATTTTCTTTTCTAAAGCAATAACCCAACTTGGTGCAGATTCTACACTAGAGTAGTCTACACTATATGTTGTAACTTCTTCCTTCTGGGATTTAAAAATTAAACCAGAACGAACAGCCTCAACAGATAGTTTCGCTTCTAATTGGTCAATCGTATAAGAGTCAAGCGAAGCTTTAACCTCTTCTAAGAATGCCGAATCTAACATAGCAAATTTTTCCATCATTGCTGATTTTTCTTTGCTTTCATAAGCTTTTAATTTTTCTGTAAGCTCAGCAATTTTTGTTTCATAAACTTGTTTTTCATCAGCAAAATCAGGAGCTTGTTCAACCTCAGTCTCAGCAGCTTCTACTACTTCTTCTGTTTCTTCTGGATCTTGTGCTTCCATTTCTGTCTTCATTGAAGCCATAACTTCTTTTACAATTTCAGTAACAAGATCTTTTAAATCCATTTCTTCTTCGGCAGTTTCATCTTCAATTTCTACTATTGGAGTTTCTTCTTCGACTACCATGCCTGCAAATTCTTCATTGATATCTTGGTATTCTACATCCATCGACTCGCTTTCCTCCTTCTGGCTAAAATTACTAGTTTTAACCAATTTATCATTTACAGAAATGAGCTTTTCTAATTTGTTTGCAAAATCAGATTGGTCTATGGAACTGTTTTGTTCCGATAGTTCATTTCTAGATTTTCTACGCTTAATTTCTTCTCTTACAAGATCTTTCATGTAAGCTTCGCCTCTAGAACCAACAGCCAGCCACTTAATTTGAGCTATGACTCCTGCAATTCTAAAATCTTTAAAATGACGAGCCACCCATGCTTCTCTTAATTTAACTGCGTCTTTGAGGTTGTCTGAAAGATCTTCTGAGCTTTGACCTAGGGCCTCACTCAATTTTCTGTATTGACTATTTCCTCTTATGTTTCCGCCTAATCTCCAAACGTCTGGGTGGTCGTTTTTAATCATTTCTGCAAATTCTGGATCAAAAGTTTGCCATTTAGAATTTCTCATCGTAATAGCTAAATTATCTCCCATTTGCGGAAAATTAGTCATTTTCTCTTTTGCATGCTCACTTAGCGCCTCTGCCAATTCAGCTCGCAATAAGGCCATCTCAGTATTCACAGTTTCTTTTTCGTTCTGAATCAGTGAATGGAATAGTGGGCTTATGGATGCTCCTTCAAAACATGGCTCGACATCTTCGCCTAATACGCAAAGAGCAGTGAAAAGAGCTTCTTCTATTATAAAATATTCTGGGCCCTGATTCTCTAACTGTGCCCAAGTTCCTTTTATAGTATTGGGGTCAAGCTCCATAGATTGATTATTTACACCATCTCTAAAGATTTTTTGTGATTCTGGATAGCGATCTGTCCAGATATAAGCTTCACAGCATAAATACTCTCGCTCAACTTGCTCATTATCTAAAAACTTTTCCCACCATATTTTAGTATCAGATGGAACTACTCCAATAGGACGAGTGCGCTTGCTCATAATAACTCGACCATTGCCATCATGACCCATATCTTCGCCATGACCTTTAAAGTCATCAAGCTGCTCATTCCATTCTCCAACAATAGGAATATTAGCAAGCGAATTAGCCATACGCTCGGCTGATTCTCTCGAGATAAAAGATCCATTTCTATTTTTTCCTGGATACATTACTTTTACAGTAGTCTTTGTGATTAAAGGATTGATCTGCTCGACTTCAATAAACTCGACTGGTAAATTTAACGATATACTTTTATTAGCCACTTTTTAACCTCCTGCTGCTTCATTAGCTAGAGTCTTATCACTTTTTTGATCTTGTGCTTTTTCTGGACGCCCAGCTTCTGATTTGCCAGATTGAGTAGAAGACATTTTAACAGGCTCCATAATTGAACCTAAATTCAAGTATTCATCTTCAAACAATAGAGTGGATAAGAAGTTTGATTGGCTTTGACCTAAAGCCAGTGCAGGCAATGTTTTAGAATAACCCAAAGCAGCTTGCTCTTTGTAGAGTCTTGCCATGTCAGCTCTATTATGTTGAGTCAATCTTGGAAACCACACATCAAAAGTATAGTAGTAAGAATTTTGAGAAAATCTATTTCTAGTTTGTACGTTAATCCAGTCTTGATATTGAGAAACTAGGTGCAATATAATTGATTCATCATTTGCAATTGATTTTTCCAGCGCAAGATTGCCATCTGTTGCAAATAGTTGTTGAGAAATACCCATATCGTTAAAGGTTGATTTTTCCCAGTTTTCTATTTCTATAGTTTGGCCAGCTCGCTTTTCTTCTAGATCTAAAAGCTCGGAATCTGCAAAAGTAGTTAATACATCTACGTTTACAGCCCTAGACATCATACGAACAGCATTAACATGCATAGCCTTAGCTTCTTCCATGTCAAAAATAAACTCGCCATTTTTGTCCAATGGAATTTTTTGAACCATGATTTTTAATAACTGTGATTCAGCTTTTTTCTTTTGAATTCCTTGAAGATCATCAAGATCAATAATACTAGGAATCGCACTTGAAAACAAAGGAGAGTCATCTTTATTTAGAGTAAATTTTATTGCTCTTGATGGATCTAATAGCACCCAGCGGCCACCATAGGCTGATGTTGCAATCGAGCCTGGATTAGCTTTAGACCTCATATACTCTTCTGATATTTCGGATGGCATAGCTTTTAATGCAGCTGCCTTACCTTCTTTTGTTTTAAAGTGTATATCAAAGTAATCAAGATTAAACTCTACAACAGGAATATTGTTGACACGATACATACTTCTACAGTATTCTATTGGTAGATCTTGTATTACAGATTGATTTCCATAGTTTCTTAGGTATCCATAATAAGCTCCATCAATTAAGACTTGTAAACTTATTTCGGGCAATCGAGTTTTTAAGTTCATACCATCTAAGAATCTCAATGCATGGTTAAAGTCTTCAAGCACTTGATTTTTAGCTAGTGGACGAACAATTTGTGGAGTCAACATATAATCATATGTAGGCAAATAAGCCATATATCGACAAGCTCGAGAATATATACCGCTCACAGCAAAAAAGTGTCTACTAATAGATCTGATGTGACCTATCTGTCTTTCTTCTATTGCTTTAACAATTACTCTTTTTGTATAAATAGTTCTTCCCATTGACCTATAATCGCCAATACTTGGAGCATAATTATCCATGGCATTGTCTCGACTTCTATATGCATAGTTTAATTCATTAGATGTTAGCTCTTTAACTCTTTCAGTTCTTTGAAAATCGGAATGTAGGTTACGCTTTATTATGACAAACACCTCCCCTATCTGTATATGTAGAAAAGGGATATAGGATTAACCACTATATCCCATCTTTTAAATACCTGCTTTTTGAAATATATAATTTAAGTCTAGAATTTCATAGTCGTAATATGGTATTATTACTAATGGAATACTTTTTCTTGCGCAATATCTCAGCTTTTGTGTATCATTATATTTTTGTTGAGCCAACTTCTTTCCCCCACCATAAGCATCAACTGCGGTATAGTGTTGCTCGCCATTATATTCTATTACGAAATCTAACTCTCCATCATCATCAAATACTGCAAAGTCAAAACGCAGAGGCTTTCCCGAGCTAGTAGTTAAGTCTGGGAAAATATACTGTTGCTCAAAGAGAAGCCCTGCCTGTTCTAATATTTCTTTAACCTTGATTTCTCCTCTTGACATGGGAGCTTTAAAAGCTCCTAAATTCATTTTTCTTCAGCCCCATCTTCGGAAAGGGCAATCCCTAAGCCGATCATTAACTCCAAGAAAATATCAGTAATAGCTTGAGCTTCCTCTATACCAGGAGCATATCCACGAGCTAGTAGTCCATTATAAACATATTCGTCTATTGCTCGATCATCTAAAAAAACATCACTTGGTTCCATGCTTTTTCCTCCCTAATTAACTAAAAAATACGAAGTCAGAAGCTCTAAATTTTCCCTTCTTCTTCTTATCGTTATCTTCAAGCATTTTTATATAATATAGACCATATTCAAAAGCTGAGAATTTATCTTTTGGTACTCTAGAATTAGCTTTTTCTAAGACTACGTTTTTACCATCACGTTTTTCTCGGAGATTCATCATTTCTTCTTTTAATATAGAAGTCAATACAAACGGACGCAAATACTCTGAACGAACTTCGGGCAACATATCTTTACCCATTTTGGTAGCTAGTAGCTTGGCTTTAGCTGTTCTTTCATCTATTAAAAATCTCACCTTGCCCGAACTAATTTGCGTTACTACATTAACATGAGCTTCATTATTGATATCGGCATTAGCCTTAATTAAATATAATATATTGCCTTCTGTAGAAGAGTCTCCTGAATAATACTTTTTGAAATCTCCACGCTCATCATTGATAACTCCAAATGGAGGCAATTGTTCACCTGTCTTTTTATCTGCATTTCTAGTAACAAGATAATCCACTAGACCCGCTCCAAGACCATTGGCATCAACCGCAATAGCTTTAGGATAGAATTTATAGTATAGTTTTTTAATTGCAATAGCTTGATCCTCAAAGTGCTCACTTTCAATTGTAAAGATATTAGACAAAGATTTAAGAGCTACTCCCTGTGGCTGTGGATTGACTTTAAAAATCATGATAGCAGTTTGAGCTCCCTGTCGACCTACGTCTATTCCAAATACATAATAGTGACCTACGCTGCCTCGATTAGCATGTTCAGTCTCAGGCTGATTCAGCACTCTATATTTATCAAATTGATCGGCATTAAAGAATGCATCATCCATAGTTCCCGACCACATAGATTCATATTCTCGCTCAAAGCTGGCCTCATTAAAAGTACCATCTTGCCGCATGTCTCTGACAAATCCTCGATCTAATAGATTATGCTTGACTGGAATTCGCCAAGTTCCACCAAATACAAATGCTGTTCCTGGGCGCATTATCTGCCAGAGGAGAAGTTGAAGTTGTTTTTGATAGGCGAATGAATCTCTAAATCCTGCGGTGGTCACATAGATTTGACTTTTATTAAGACTTTCTGCAGGATCTACATCGCCATTTGCTGCACGCCTACTTACATTCATTAGAGGTAGAATAACTTGATTGAGCTTATCGCCATCAACTAAGATGACTTCTTCTATGAGGCCGCCATGTCTTCTTCCTCCACGAGTACTTTCTCGAACTGCAACAATATCCAGGCGTGAACCATTTTTGAATTGCAGTCTGACATAGTCTTTAGCGAACTGTGTTTTGCCTGGACGCCAATCTATCTCGGCATTAAGAGGAGGAAGTAATTCTAGAATCTCCTCGATCTTTTCTTTAGCGATATTAGCTGCCTGCTCTTTACCACCCGAGGCAATAAATAGCTTGGCTCCTGGAAATAGCACACATCGTATCATCAGAGCCATTACTGAGAGAAAGGATTTTGAAAAGGCTCGGGTGAATGTGCAGTATACATATTTGTAGCGAACTGCTACTCGTAAAAATATTCGTTGATAGAAGAAGAGTTTAAATGTTGAATCTGGTGGGGTGAGCATATCGACAAAAATATCTGGATACTCTCGCCAATAGCTGATCCACTGTCTGAAAACTGGGACCTGCTTGCGGGCCCTATCTTCATTAAGAATTATTTGATCCATCATCTAGAATCTCTCCTTCATCAATTAAATCTGAAAGCTCTAGGAAGTCGTCATCTTCTAGTTCTTCGGCTGTTACAGCATCATCATCTTCTGTACTCTGCAATTCCATTTGTTTAATGGTAGATTCTATGAGCGAGCCCAAATTCAATTCGGTTTTGACTAGTCGATCAAGATAGGCCGTGATGTCTTTTATGGTTAAGTCAACTATGTCATCATTTTCTTCGTCGTGGTAGCGGGGAATGAATCCCTCAGATTCACATAGTCGAACCATTTCGCCGATAGAGCTGATGAATGCTTCTTCTTCTGTCTTATTTTGAACTGCGGTAAACTTAGCTGAGCGCATCATCTGATCGTAGTTTTTGCTCAGTTTAGAAAAGCCGTCAATATCTCCTGTGTCGATAGCCTGATTCATTTTTAAAGAGGTCTTGCAAATCATTTTGAGATAATCCTCATGACTAGCTCCTCTGATATCATAGGTTTCGTGCATTTGATTATAGAAAGATTCTAGTTGAACCCATTCGTCTTCTTTATAGAGCCTACCCCATTTAGCTATCATACGATCTTTTTCTAGTCGAGTCATAGTAGATCCAAAATCATAGCGTGATGATGGATCATACTCTTCATCTGAAGGGTCTAGCCCTGTTGCTCGGCTGTATTGAGTGCGCTGCTCTTCTTCTAGTGTTTTAAGTTTGCGCAATCGCTCATTATGTTCTTCTACTAGTCGATCTGTATCGCTCCATCTGTAGTGAGTGTATTGAGCCAATTTCATTTTTGCTAGATATCTTCCCAGAATAGAGGATCCTTTAGTCTTTTTAGGATCCCCGCCATATCTTGTGACCAGATTATCCCACTCAGAGGGCATAAACGGCACATCAACATCCTTTAAAATATGGTAAAAAGTGCTAGGTTCGTGCACATTTACGTGCATTGTCACACACTTTTTACAGGTTTTCATGTGCTCGCCAGTCTTATCGAGGTAAAAATTCTCCTCATTCATCTCTCTTACACACTTATTACAGTACATTTTATAGCTCCTCTGCCTTTTCGGCTATGCGAGACCTGCGAATTATAGGTAGATAGACATGTCCAAAGCCTGAAAATCCGCTAAATATCTCGACAATTCTGCGTAAGCCGTTATTTTTGCCTTCAAAAGCCCAGGAATCCAGCTGAGTTTCAGGATCTCCCTCTAAAATCACCTTTGAACCCTCTGAGCAGCGTTGAACTACTAGTTTTACTAGGTCTGTGGTTAAATTTTGAGCTTCTGTGATGTATAGAATGTCGTCTCGATGTAGTTCGTAGCCTCGAATATCTGAAACTGGAAAGATTTCTAGTCGATTTTGCTGTAAAAGCATATCTACTACTAGTGAATCGCCTAGTTTTGAGCTCAGTACCGCACCAATCGAGTTTTGTAACAACTTATCTATGCGATCCCCCGAGTAAAAGCCCAGTTCTTCTGATCCGCGCACCTTGGTAGGATTAACGAAAATCACCAATCTACGTCGATGCCCCGATTGTATCTCGGAAAGAGCCCAGGAGAGTGATAATAAAGTCTTGCCCGTTCCCGCATGACCTGTGAGCACTGTGATGTCGTCGTTTTTGAGTGAGTCGAGGGCGCATATCTGATATTCGTCTAGTGGTTTGATGACTGGAAAGTATGAGCTTTTAGGTTTGATCTCGCGCACTGGGCGTAAGCCTCCACTAGCATCTCGTCTCAAAATCTGTTCGACAAATCGGCCTTCATCATCTCGCTGAATAATATAGTCGCCTGTGCGGGCCGCATCAAGATCTGTAGTCCAGCCTCGCTTCATTGGAGCATACTCTTTATAGTGCATACAAGGTACCTCTAGGGCACGAGCTTTTAGAGTCATACCTATATCATTGGAGACTATGATTGCGGAGTACAGGTTAGCTGCGTCAATGATTTGATCGTCAACATCTCGAGCATCGCTTTTGGAACGTACAAAGTGTAGTTGGTCTTGAAATTGTTCTATGTGTCGGATTCCTTGGCGAGCTTTAAATGATTTGTCGCCATCTTTCCATTTATTGTTGTCTAGTTCTTTTAGTACTTCATATAGAATATATACTTCTGATTGGGCGCCACCTAGGTGATTCAATAGCTTCTCGAAGTTTTCAACGCCCATTAAAATATTTGTATCAATAATATATCTAGACATTGTTTTCCTCGCCTCTGTATAGAGTTAATTTTACTGGAGTTAAATCTGTTTTTTTATTGCGACACTCTTTGCATACCGAGTAAAAGCCGTATTTAGCAGCTTGATTGGTACCAAAGTAGCGTCTGTGTGCCAGCTTGGTTTGATTACAACGTGAGCAGGTTTTGTAGAGACCTTTCATTCTATAGGTATAAACCCAGTTGAGAAAGTGTTCTCTGTATCCATCAGCTATCAGTTCGGGAATTTTATTACGCCATAGCGACGAAATATACTCTTGACTGTGCTCTTTGCCGTACTGTACCTGTAGGTAGTATTGAATTTCCTCATTAGTATCCCCGTCCACCTTCATGACCAGAATGTCATAGTAGATAGGGTGTCTAGCCTTTATAAACTGGTCTATAACAGCTTCTAGGTCTATCAGCATCCAGCGCATATCATTGTGTAG